TTCCCAGTCTTCACGCCAAATATTTTGAACTATATAATACTCTCTTTCTTTTGAGAAAGAAGGCGGAACAACAAAGAAAAAACATTCATCATGAACGTTATGAGTACTTCTCCGGTAAAGCTGATCCAGAAGTATATGTCAAAGATCCGTTTCCCAAGAAGATCCGAGATAAAGACACTATGCAAAAGTATCTGGACGCAGATGAGAGACTCTCAGGAGTTTCGTTAAAGATTGATTACTATGATACAATGCTCGTTTATATTGAGAGTATCTTAAAACAGATATCCAATAGAACATATCAAATCAAAAACAGCATTGAGTTTATGCGTTTCAATTCAGGATTAGGATGAACGAAGAATACGTCCCAGATTATACGATTGACATGTCTATTGCAGACATAAGATGTTTGTATGCCTGTGTATGTACTCAGATTGCAAGATGGCCTGGTGGTGATCCACATGAACAAGACAACCTGTTCAGAATTAGAGATGACCTGTACAGAATGATTCTGGATTACAGGTTCCATAATGATTCCTAAATAATGTCAGTGAACCCATAAGGGTATGGCTGACCTTATCATTGAAAAGATAAACGAAGTTTATCTCAAGATAACTACAGAACCACATATTGAATATGAACTTAGAGATAGGTTCACGTTCGAAGCTCCGAATGCAAAGTTCATGCCTCAGTTTCGTAAGAGAAACTGGAACGGAGAGATTCACCTATTCAATATGAAAACCAAGAGAATCTATGTGGGTCTTCTTGATAAAGTTGTTGCCTTCTGTGAAAAGGCAGGATACGGATACGAATTTAAGAATAATAAGTTCTATGGTCTCCCATTCGAAGTGAATGAGATGATCAATCATGAGGGTGTCAAGGATTATATTGCATCCATCACAGACCTTAGACCCAGAGACTATCAGATTGATGCTGTCCATGATGCTCTGAGGTACAACAGAAAACTACTCATCTCACCAACTGCATCAGGTAAGTCATTCATGATTTACTCGATTGTCAGATTCCATGTTGGTATGAAAAGAAAGGTTCTACTGGTAGTTCCTACTACTTCACTGGTAGAACAGATGTTTAAGGACTTCCAACAATATGGATGGGATGCAGAAAACCATTGTCACAGAATCTATGCTGGTAGGGAGAGAGTCAATACTAATGAGGTAACCATCACCACATGGCAGTCAGTCTATCAACTGGACCGCTCCTTTTTTGAAGAGTACGATGTTATTATTGGTGACGAAGCGCACCTTTTTAAAAGTAAGTCACTTATTGGTATCATGGACAAGTGCCATCATGCCAAGTATAGGTATGGTTTCACAGGTACATTGGATGGCACACAGACCCATAAGTGGGTGTTAGAGGGTCTCTTTGGTCCTTCTTATAAGGTCACAGGTACTAAGAAACTCATTGATGAAGGACACCTAGCTACACTAGATATTCAGTGTGTTGTCCTTAAACATACACCACAGGTATTCCCTACCTATGAAGATGAGATTAAATATCTGATTGGTCATGAGAGAAGAAATAAGTTTATCTCTAATCTAGCATGTGACTTGAAAGGTAATACTCTTGTGTTGTATACCAGAGTAGAGACTCATGGACAGATAATTTTTGATATGATAAATAAAAACACCACGGATAAGAGAAAAGTATTCTTCATCCATGGGGGTGTTGATGCTGAAGATAGAGAAGAAGTAAGAAGAATTACTGAACAAGAACAAGATGCTATTATCGTTGCATCTTACGGCACTTTCAGCACAGGAATTAACATCAAGAACCTTCACAATGTAATCTTTGCCTCTCCATCTAAATCTAGGGTAAGAAACCTTCAGAGTATTGGTAGAGTCCTACGCAAAGGCAAAGATAAGGTCAAGGCAAGACTATATGANATCGCTGATGATACAACAAAGGGNTCAAGGAAAAACTATACCTTGAATCANTTTATTGAANGNGTNAAAATATATGTTTCAGAACAATTCAACTATGACATTATTTCAGTCAACTTAAAAGACTAGGAGGAAGATAGATGATCGAAGATGACTTCTATTCCACAATTAAATTCAAATCAGGTGAAGAGATATTCTGTAAGGTAGCTGCCTCTGAAGAGGGTGACAGAACAATGCTCATCATCTCAAACCCAATTATCGTTGAAGAACTTACCTCAAGAGGTAAGGTAACAGGTTACAAGTTTGAACCTTGGTTAAAGTCTACTACTGATGATATGTTTGTAGTAGATATGGATAATGTATTAACTATGTCTGAATCTACAGATATTGATATTATCTTGTTCTATCAAGACTTCATCAGAAAGATGAACAAGTCTAATTACTCTAAACTCTCTAAAGAGATGGGTTACATCACATCTGTTGATGAGGCTAAAGTGTCTTTAGAAAACATCTTTAATAATAGCTAAAGCCAACCCTTGAAACGTGACAAAGATATTCTATAGGGATTTTGATGAGTTGTCAAGCACTTGTCATTGTTTGAATATTTTGATATAATATTGATAACTTAATTTTATTATAAATGTCCAGAACTTTATCTCCACCAATGCCTAGAGGAAAACGATCAGAACATTACGTCAACAACAAAGAGTTTCTCAACGCATTGGAGAACTACTTTGCAGAGATCAAACGTAATGAAGAGAATGGTAAACCAAAGCCGCCTATTCCTAGGTACATTGGTGAGTGTTTCTTGAAGATTGCAAACCATCTATCATATAAGCCTAACTTCGTGAACTACATGTTCAAGGATGATATGATCTGTGATGGTATTGAGAATTGTGTAAGATACATCCACAACTTCAATCCAGAGAAGTCAAAGAACCCCTTTGCATACTTCACCCAGATCATCTACTATGCCTTCTTGAGAAGGATCTCTCAAGAGAAGAAACAACTGGAAATCAAGAACAAGATCCTTGAGAAGACAAACTTTGATGAGGTCTTTGATGCTAATGACCTTGACATGCAAAATTATAGTGACTACAACTCGATAAAAGACAGCGTGCACTCGAAGTTGAGACAATAATAAAACTATTGTAACAGAGGTATAGGGGCGTTTGGAGACAACCTTGACATGTTACATAAAGCCGTGTTATACTTACAGAGGTATTCAAACTGACCATGCGTGTAGCCATTATTTCTGATACCCACTATGGTTGTAGAAAGGGTTCTCATCTCTTTCATGATTACTTTGAACAGTTCTATAAGAACATCTTCTTTCCCACTTTGGATAAAGAAGGTATCAAACATGTAATCCATATGGGTGATGTATTTGATAGTCGTAGAGGTATTGAGTTTAAGTCACTGAAATGGTCAAAGAGAGTTGTATTTGATCCTCTGAAGGAAAGAGGTATCACAGTAGACATGATGGTGGGTAACCATGATGCATACTATAAAAATACTAATGATGTCAACGCAGTTGACCTCCTCCTTGAGGAGTATGATAATATTACTCCCTATTCAAGTACAAAGACTGTTCAGTTAGATAATCTGAAAACTTTATACATTCCCTGGATCAACGAAGATAACGAGAAAGAGACATATAAGGAAATCGAGAACACAGATGCAACAGTTGCATTTGGTCACCTAGAACTGATTGGGTTCAAAGTGAATAACTATGTAACTATGGATCACGGACACGATCCTTCTGTTTATGATAAGTTCGACAGAGTTTATTCTGGACACTATCACACAAGATCTAACAATGGTAAGATCTTCTATCTCGGTAATCCTTATGAAATGTTCTGGAGTGATGTGGGTGATACAAGAGGTTTCACTATTCTGGACACTGAAACCTTAGAACACACCCACGTCGATAACCCCTATCGTCTCTTCTATAGTATCTACTACAATGATGATGACCATCAGATGTTTGATGCTAGACATCTACAAGACAAACTAGTCAAGGTAGTTGTCAGAAAGAAGACAGACCAAGTAAAGTTTGAGAAGTTCGTTGATAAAATCTACTCAGCTGGTGTGGCAGATCTCAAAATCATTGAGAACTTTGCTTTCACCAATCTTGACCCTGGATTTGAAGACGCAAACAAGAGTATTGAGTCAGAAGATACAATGTCTATCCTTGATAGATATATTGATGAATCTGAAACTGAATTAGATAAGTCAGTCATTCAAAGTATCATCAGAGAAATCTATCAGGAGGCTTGTGAATTGGTCTGATGTTTATCATTACAGTAAAGGGAAAAGAAAGAGACGGAGCATATTCGGTAATTGATGAGGACGATGATAAGGTCCTATACATCTTTGAAGAAGAAGACGATGCGTTAAGATATTCACTACAACTTGAGGACATGGACTATCCTGAGATGTCTGTTCTCGAAATTGATGACGAGATAATGATAAAGACTTGTGAAATGCATGGTCACAGGTATACTATTATCACTCCCTCTGACATTGTGATTCCCCCCAATATTGAACATGATTTTATTTGAGAAGATTACCTGGAAGAACTTTTTAAGCACAGGGAATACACCAACAGAAGTAAGACTGGACAAGACATCCACCACGTTGATTGTCGGTTCAAACGGAGCCGGTAAGTCAACTATTCTTGATGCTCTGTGTTTTGTTTTGTATGGTAAGTCTTTTCGTAAAATCAATAAGGCACAACTCATCAACACCACCAACGAGAAAGGGTGTTTTGTAGATATTGAATTCACACTACACAACACTCGATGGAGAATCGAAAGGGGAATCAAACCAAACATCTTTAAGATCATTCGTGATGGGAAAGAGTTGGACCAATCTCACTCCGCCATCGACCAACAGAAATGGTTGGAACAGAATGTATTAAAGATGAACTACAAGTCGTTCACACAAATTGTGATCCTTGGTTCATCTACTTTTGTTCCCTTTATGCAACTTCCTATTGCTAGTAGAAGGGAGGTGGTAGAAGATCTGTTGGATATTAAGATCTTCTCCTCTATGAATATGTTAATCAAGGAGAAGATTCGTGCACTCAAAGAGACCACAAGAACATTAGAACTGAAGAAAGAATCTCTCAAAGATAAAGTTGAGATGCAGAAGAACTTTATTGATGAGATTAACAAACTCAGTGATGAGAGTATCAAGGGATATGAGAAGAAGATTGATAAACTTCAGAAAGAAGTTGAATCTGATATGTCAACTAACGAAATCCTCTCAGAGAAGTTGTTGAATAAACAAACTGAGATGAAAGAGTTTGAGAATGCCTCTAAGAAACTCAAAGAATATGGTAACGTCAAAGGTAAATTGTCACAACGTATACAAACTATTGTTAAAGAACATAAATTT